TCCCCGCAGGGATCCAATGCCACCTTCAAGTAGGCGGCGCCCGCAACAGTATGCGGACGGGAGGTGCAGGATGATAAATCTGTATTCATCACTGCAACACGACCGTCATTATGGCCTGTTCGTACACACGTTGTAAATCGGGCTCTATGTCCCAAGCGGCTGCAAAGCTTGCCCTAGTGGAATCGTTCGGTAACTCAAACTTGTTAAGAAACATTGAGGTTCGGAGCCTATATCTCTCACCATTGTCTAGCAACCACATGCTGTACTTTCCACCAGCTCCCAGTTTTCTGAATCGCTTAGCCATGTAACTTATAATTGGCATGTAGGCAGATGTTAGGCCTTCGCCGACACCTACTGTCCAAAACCAATCTCGCTGTTTGATGGCGGGTCCAAGTCGAACGTTCATTCTGGAAATGGCGCGCAATGGGTTTCTGCACATAACCCATCCAACTGGTGTTAGAACTGGTCGGCTTTGGCAAAACTCGACCTTTTGAAAGTCATTGACTGCTTCGTGCTTTGTGATCATTCCAAAGTCCTCGAACTTAGTAATGGCCTGACTGTTGTCAAACACGACTGAGTCATCTCCATCAACCAGTATCAACCCTTTTGGGTGTTGAGCCCTAAGTATTGCATAGTTGATCAGAGAATTACCAACTGATGTATTGGCATCGCCTGAACATCGGCGGTATGGAAACTGATATTTGATCCCACACTGCGAAAGAAACTTGTTGCACTGCTGTTTGCTATACAACCACATTAGTTTCTTTGAGTTGAATAATTTTCCCATGACGTATTGTTCTAATTCCCAGTGAGTCTCATTAACCATAGAGTCAAATTTGCTATGGTCATAAAGATGCGCAGTTTTAGCTCCACTCATTCCCCACATCTCATACAGCAGAATTCCTCGCTCGGCGGCATTTTTGCCTTTCGCGATAATTGGAAATCCACCATTGTGGTAGAACTGGTCAGCCATCGATAAAGCTTTCTCCACTACGATTGT